ACGGATTTCTCGACAACGGGAATTTTGGCGGGTGCCTCCCATACGTCTCCGGCACTTTCAGACCCAGGTGTGCCTTTTCCGCCCAGCATTTGAGCCATAACCTCCACGTCCGGGTTCATGATAGAGAAGTTAAACAGTGTTTTTCCTCCTCTTGAAATTGAAACGACTGGGTCGTCCACTTCTTCCGCGTAATGGTCGGTTGTCTCCGGGTCCTCCTGCGTCATGCGGCAGGTGTCCTTGTAGGTGTAGCCCAGGGAGGCGAGGGTGGTCCCCATGTCGCCGTCGGAAGCCATGTCACCCACTTCTATTTTGGATAATCCAATGGTATAAACTTTTTTTGCCATGATTCTGATATTTAATATTGTTTTACTCTGTTTTTTGTATGTTCCAATCAATTCGGATGTTGTTGTAATGCTCGAATATGTTAGGCTCTTTTATGATCGTTTCGTTGGTGATCCTTATCGCGAGCCCTTGGATGTTGGCTGCTTTCAATGCTTCGAGGGTGAGGGCTGTCAATGTGCGCAGTCTCTCCCTGTTCGCTTTGTGTTGCTGCTTCCCTCCAATGGTGAGCGTCATGTCTGGCACGTGAATGTTCACGTTTGAGGTCCCGGTCTGGGGGATAGTGTGGTTTATAAATAGGTTATTAACCACGATGTCCTCCTTCTCGCTTCCGTCTGGCCGCTCCCCTAATACATAAATCCCACCGGTGAGCTCCGCTTTTAGGGCGGCGCTTGCGTTGAGTATCTGGTACAGGGTGTCGTCTGTATCTATGCTATGCATGAGCGCTTGTTGTTATATCCAGGCCCTGGTGTGAAGCCTTCCGACGTCACATTTTAGGACTGTTCCGGTTGCTACAATGGTGCCGGTCTGTTTTGCCGCGTTTATGTAATCCGTATCGTCCAGCTGTTCGGCGTCGAGATCCTCTATTGCGATGATTATCTGCTTCCCTTCGTCGATCTTCGGCGTCCCCTTCGGGAGCTGTACGAGCGATGAAAAGGCGAGGGCTCTGCCGTCGGCTGTGTTTATCTGGGTTCCCTTTCCGTTTGTCTCCTCCCGGCAGTATGCTGTTAGTGCCCAGACCTCCGTCTCCGGCTGCCAGCTACCGTTGGGCAGCTGTGTGGCCTCCTGGATGGTCTTGGTGTATAGGCGCTGCGGGTATTGATAGGATTGTTTCACCATACGTTCGAGCGGTTACGGATTTTGGGGCGCGGCTTGGCGTCCAGGTCTATGGGTTCCAGTCCCACCTCGCGTGCTGTTAGGTAATACCATGCTTTTAGCGCTGGCCAGTTCCATGATATGGAAAAGCCTCCCTCGCTGGTGTTGTGCAGCGGGATTATGTTCGCGAATTCGTGAACGAGTGCTTTTTTTGCAATGGCGGTCTCTACTTCTGCGCTTGGTGTTGGGATTGCTCCTGCCTGGTTGGCGAGGATCAGGTCAACGTCTGCTTCGGTTATGTTGAAGCGGGCGAGCGTTGCTGTCATCCATTCTCTGTACGTCATAGGTCGGTCCGGTTAGTTCTTTGTTGATTGGAAAAGGGGAGCCCCGGAGGGCTCCTCCTTAGTTATCAAGCTTGAGTTTGAGCGACGCCTTCGAGCCAGGTGGTGTTGATGGTGTCCATCAAAAAGGCGCGGGTTGCTCCCAGCCATGCCGGGAAGGCGTTTGCCAGGCCGATGGTCACTTCCTCGATCGGTTCCTCGGTGGAGTACTTCTTTACGAGAGTGTGTCCGTTCAGCGCCTTGATGGCTGCGCTTCCCTGCAGCTTCCAGTCTGCTGGCACCTTCCAGAAGGTGTTCCCCATGGTGGCTCCCTCTACGAAGGTGACCACGTTGTCCAGGAAGGGGTTCCGGCTCGTTCTGGTTCCGTCGCTGTTCTCGATGGTGATGTCCTGGTCGATCACTACGATCTGGAGTCCGCGCAGGTATGCCAGGGATGCCATGGCTGCGTTCACTTGCTGCAGGCTGGGTGTCTGTGCAATGTTGAGCGCGTTCTGCATGAAGCTGGCCGAGAGGCGTACTACTTCGGCGGTCTGCGCGAAGTTCGCGAAGGTGTCGGCGTTCATTACTGCATATCGCAGATTAATGCCTTCTGCCTTGGCTTTAGCAACCACGGCTTTGAAGTCCACGCTGATGGGCTTGGCGTCGGCGCTGTCGGTCCAAACGTCGGAGCCGGTCTGAATGCCCAGCTTCCTGGTTGCGTCGATCTGGTAGTCAACGGCAAATTGCGTCACGACGCTGTTGTTGTTGTCGTTGGTCAGCACTACCTTCCCGCGGCTCAAAGACTGGAGGGCGATCCACTCCAAGCGGGAGGCTACGCCGTCCCAGCAGAATTGGGTATCCTCTGCCCAGGCTTCGACCAGAGCTCGCTGGTTGGGGTTGCCCTGCGTCATGGCGACCATGATGTCGTACTCGTTCAGCTCGTTCTCGTCCTTTGTCCGCTTGATAGCGA